GCAAAGAAGATACCGCTATACAAAACTTAATTGATACCGCAGTGGAAACTTATTCATCCACACTTTATAAGTTGAGATTCTTATCTTGATAGCAACGGCCTTAGAGATATTATTGCCGTTAATTAAAGAATTTGAAGGGTGCAGGTTAAAAGCATATTTATGCCCCGCTGGTGTGTGGACAATCGGTTGGGGTTATACCGGTAAGGAAGTTACAGATAATTTGACATGGACGCAAATCCAAGCAGATGAACAGTTATTAAAAACAGCGGTTAAGTGCCTACAGCAAGCGATAACCGCGTCACCTATACTAAGAGATTGCAAGGTTGAGAAACAAGCCGCTATTGCTGATTTTATTTATAATCTTGGGCTAGGTAATTATTTAAAGTCTACTCTTAAACTAAGAGTCGATCAAGGCAACTGGATATCTGCATCCACTGAAATCAAAAAGTGGAAAAAGGCTAATGGCGTGGTGCTGCAAGGCTTGGTTAGGCGCAGAGAAAAAGAAGCATCCTTGCTTCTGAAGTCATAGCGTATTTGCAAAACTCGGATCTGTCATGCGGCATGGCGAGCATTTGGAGCAATATTTTCTTGAGCGGGATATTGTTTCAAACATTTCATTGCACTTAGGACATTTGATGTGCTTTGGTTTTGTTTTGCTAACATGGCCGTCATAGCATTTGAACATCACCATTCCCCGATAAACTTAACTTTAATTGTTTTTGGTTGATTGTGTTTCGCAATCATTTTTTTATACTTGTATTGCATCTTTAAATCATGCCGCTCAAACTGGCCTGAAAAGACTTGTTTAAACGTAATGCCTTTTGGCTCCTTGTTGGGTTCTTTTCTTCGTTTAATCCATGCTAGCATTATCTCCCGATCATAATATTTAGTGGGATTGCCTTTCTTCATCTGCCTTGGATCTATATAATCATCAGGTGGGCAAGGTAGCTGCCCTCTATCGTCCATCACCCCAATATGCTGAGTGGTAAAGCCAAGCAAGTCGGCTATTTCTTGTCGTGTTATTAGGTGGCTAGGCATCACGACCACCTATACCGTGCATCTTCTCAATGGCTTTTGCAAATGCGATAGTGGGGGACATGTCACCAATAACAAAAGTATTCCTAAAAAAGTCTTGGTATATCTTTAAAATTTCCTCATCACTCAAAGGCTCACGTTTTAAAAAATACTTTGTATCTTCAACACCTTTGCCGTACCACCATTTACCACTTAGAGGCTCTTGCTCAGGTTGAGAGAGTAGGTTTTGAGTTTCAATTAATAATGAAATGTGAGTGGGAATTTGATTTGCCTCTCCAGTGAGCCATCTTTTAAGTAACACCCGTTCTTTATTCATCACGATCACCTATGCCGTGTGCTTTTTCAACCAATCTAACGCAATCAAATTCATTTATAGGCGATTTATTAACCCATAGTTTTATTATCTCTTCTTCACTCAAAGGCTCACGTTTTAATTCTTGCTTTGCCTTTTCATAACCTATTTGATGCCACTCTTTGTTGATGTTTATGAGTTCGCGCAAAGGTTGTTTTCTCTCTACCATATCGGTAACACCACCTAAATGCTCAGGTTGGGCAAGTAGTTCTTCAATTTCTCTAATCAAGTCTTGACATGCCTGTTCAACGCCTGCTTCCCAATCCAGCGGCTCTAAAAAATAAATAGTTCTTTTAAGTAACTCTCTTTCTTTACTCATCATCTACTCCAATACCGTGTGCTTTTTCTGCGTACAAAACACCATTTATAAAACCATATCTATATTCAAGACTATCCAAAGTTTTTGATAGAATTTCTAAATTGGCTATATCTTCATTGCTAAGCGGTTTGCGTTTTGGTGGTGATGTGTAGAGTGGTATTGTTATTCCATCGAAATTCTTTTCAAATCCTACTGATAAAGTCCGCTCTGTAAAATCTTCGTTTTGACGTTCATACATCCAAGCTGCAGGCTCAACCATTACGAGCTTATCCTCGATATGCTCAGGTTGGGCGAGGAATTCTTTGGTTTCTTCGAGAAGGCTCATATTAGAACCTCGCCACATGCAATCTTTCATCCACTTCTTCAACAACTCTCTTTCTTTACTCATCACGATCACCTATGCTGTGTTGTTGCTCTGCCCATTTAACGCCTTCTTTAAATGGGTGTTTGCTATTTGCCGCCCATACAGCTTGCTCTGCTATTACTTCATCGCTCAAAGGCTCACGTTTTAAAAAATACTTTGTATCTTCAACACCTTTGCCGTACCACCATTTACCACTTAGAGGCTCTTGCTCAGGTTGGGCGAGTAGTTTATTTATATCAATACACAGCGCTGGACAAGAAACGCCTTTAAAATCGAACTCATCTAAGCATCTTCTTAGTAACTCCATCTCAACGCTCATAAAGTCACCGCAAAGCTAGGCACGCTCATTCTGGCAGGGCTACAGGTTTCGCAATATTTACGCATCCGAATAGTCGTAGTAAATATGCCGTTACATTTAGGACATTTCACTTTACGCACATTATTAAAACTAACGTGTCCGTTATATGTTTTCAAAACTGATACCCCTCATCTATTCGTGGCGGTGGTGTGCCAATAGCTTGTAAATATAAATCCAGCAACATTAACCCACGATTCCATTGCTCAATTGGCGCAATAGTTTCAGCCTTGATCGATGATAGCGTGACCGGCGGTATACCTGTGCTTTTACTGATCGCTTGTTGTGTAACGCCTGCCTCGTTAAGTTGGTGAATCATGGCAGGCCAGTCTATTGGTTTCATTAATCGCTCCTAGAAAGGTATGTCTTGGTTGTAAATCAGCGTGTCATGATCGCCGTAAAACGATCCGCACACATTGTCATGCTCAAGCAGTTTCATTTTCAACCAACCTAACAGTGAACTTTTTTACTGCTTCAGACATTCCAGAGTAAGCAGCTTCTGCTTTCGCTTTACGTTCTGCTGATAATCTATCAGTTGCATAAACCGAGGTTGAATAGCTTGGCCCTTTCTTGAAATTTATTTCTACATGAAATTTATTCATTAGCACATCTCCATTAAATCTTCTTCAATACGTCCTAACCAATAAGGTGCAATAATCTCACCTATCTCAACGCCCTGCATTGTTACGCCAGTAATGTCGATTGACTCATTGCAGCCGGGGTAAAACTGAGTCGCTTCTTCTCTTGGCTGATAGTCAAATTCGACATCAAACTCAAGGCCGTTTATGCTTACAATTTGTTGGCTCATTCTTCACCCCACATATCAACTAGGCTTTTAGCAGACACTGACTGCCAAACATTAACGTCAGCATTAGCTGGCAGACAGATTGCCAAGATGACAATGATTATTAAGCCAAGCAAACAGACTAAAGCAATCTTGCCCTGCTGAATTACTTTTTTCTCTTGCTCCAAGAATCTCTGTCTTGCCGCCTGGTCGTGCATGCGGTTTCTATTTTGGTAATTGTTTTTCATTTTAAATTCCTAGTATGTGAGTTAAAAGCAACCTCTTGTTTTTCGCCTTCAAAAAGCTCATTAACGGTATAGATTTGCCCGTCATTAATGACAAAGATGCCCGATTTTGTGACTTCCATTTTTACATATTGGTCACTTAAGAAAAGTTGACTTGATGCGAAGCCAAGCCCAAACAGTAAAGCTGCAATCATTGTTTTTGTCAGTTTAGTCATTGTAATTCTCCGGTTAAGTTAATAAATAATCATTAGGACTATGCACTCTGAGTGCCAACCCCACAAACATTGCCTGTGTGAGTGCATAGTTTAAATAATGCTGGATATGAATTTGCACATTACTTTTTAAAGCCGCGATGCTTTTAATCAATCTTGATGGCTGATTCTTGCAGTACCATCAAGACGACATTCATATTATTTCAAGCCCCAGCGTGGCCTATCTGTATCCTTACTTTTTAGTTCCCTTTTTCGGGAGAGGATTGCGGCTGACTGCTAATTAGTTATTTTTTAAACTTCTATCCAGCCAACGTGTTTAAACACATTGGTTTTTGTAACAGTACCGTCTGAGCTTACAGACTCTACTGATACACGTTCAGAAAAGGCATACAAAGGCTGTATGCCGTTTTGTATCAACACCTTTTCAAGGGTTGACATAAAGAAGGGTGCGCCTCCTATCATGGCGCGTTTTGCACCTGCATGCTTGCAGATGTTGGCAAGAAAGATTGCCCTTTCTTGCATTTGGCTAAAAGTTGGAATGCCGTCAAAAGTTAAAACAGCCTGTACAGCGGCTTTATTTTCTGGCTCTGAACATCCTTGTTCAGGTGTGGCGGTGTGTTGAGTCAAGTTGAGGATTGTTTGATCTTCAGCTACTTCACAAGATTCTGCTTCTTGAGTTAAAAAATCTCTAAATTTTAACTCTGGTTGCTCGTCATAACGAGCGTTAACTAGCTCGTAAATCTTGCCAGCATCACCCATTATGGGCTTATCTCTGTTTCCATGTACCATAGTTCCTTTGTGATCTTCCATGACCATTATGGTGGTGATCCAACCTGTATTGATAAATCTTCCTGCGAACATATCGCAGTCTTCAAAAGAATATGCTTCTGATTTTAATATTTTAATCTTCATGGTAAATCCTCCTTAAGCAGTTAAGCGAAATGCTTAACTTGGTACATAGTTTAATGATTATTTATTACCATGTCAACATCATAATATTAAAAATTAATATTTAATTGTTCTATTTGTTCTTTAGCATGTAAAAAGCCTTTAGCAACAATAACTTGATAACCAACACTTTTTAAATAAAATATGATTTCCTTCTGATCTTGGCTTAAAGCACCGCCTTTTATCCGCTTCATCTCTACCCAAACACGCCAGGATGGGATAAATAAATCCGGTATGCCTTTTACAGTTCCCTCAACTTTTAATGCTATGGCGGTTGATTTGCTTCTGCCCCCCCCATTTGGTATGGAATGAATTAATACGTCTGCATGCGTGCGCCTAAACCATTGCACGAATAAAGCTTGTTCATAATGCTCTGATGGTATTTTCTCAGTCATTCCAGCTCCTATCTAACACTCTAAAAAACTTCCCGTCTTTGCGGTACTCTATGGAAATTGGTAATGTTCCATGTTCTTGCATATAATCTGAAGTTGCAATTAATTCACCATTAGATGAGATATATAAATCAACAGGATTAAAAATGCTTTTAGATGCAATATCATTAAATAACCGTCTAGCTTTATCCCCTGCATAACCTTCATGCAAAACACATAGATACTCGGTTACTGGTTCATCGGATAACGCGCCATAATACGTCACAGCTAGCATTTCTTTACCTGACGTTTTAGATGTATGCTTACGCCAATTCCATGCCGTAACAGTCATTTCTCGTCCTTCAATACCCATAATATCGTCATTTCTGAGTGATAAGTCTGGCGCTTCTTTGGCAGGGAACTCAAAACCGCAAGCAGGGCACACCATAGCGGAAATATGAACCAGTTCTAAGCACTCATCACATACTTTAACAGGTGCTTCCCCGTCACCTTTCTCTTTCTTGTTTGGTGGTTTAACATTGGTTATCGGCCCATGTGCTTCCACTACACCGGCAAAGTCTAAGATTAAGCAATGATCTGTATGCGATTTGGGGCGCAAGCCACGCCCCGCCATTTGAACATATAAGCCTGGGGACATCGTAGGGCGCAACATGGCAATCAAATCAATATCTGGAAAATCAAAGCCAGTTGTTAAGATGTTTGCATTAGTCAACGCCTGTATCTTGCCGGCTTTAAAATCATTAATAATCCTATCGCGTTCTTTTTTTGGTGTCTCACCTGTAACGCAATCGGCTACAATCCCATGTTCTATTAAAACATCTTTGATGTGTTGGGCATGCTGAACGCCAGCGCAAAAGAATAGCCATGCTTTTCTATCACCTGCCCATCCAATAACACTCTTTACAATTTCATGGTTTTTATCATCATTATCAACAGCCGCTTGAAGTTCTGACTCGATGAACTCACCGCCTCTTTTATGAACGCCAGACGTATCAAGTTTGATTGATGTCAGCTTTGACTTGAGCGTTGCCAAATAACCTTTATAAATTAGTTCTTCAATGCCTACGGGTTCAATTAATGCGTCAAAAATAGCCGGTTTATCCGTTATATATCCATGATTCAAACGGAAAGGCGTAGCGGTTAAGCCGATTACCCTCAACATTGGATTAATAGCAATCAACTCGGCCAATAATGTTCTATAGCCTCCCTCGTCTTTGTGGCCAACTAAATGACACTCATCGATAATAATTAAATCTATATGGCCGAGCTGTGCGGATTTATTTCTAAT